AAATCTATAGATACATTTGTTGATCCGCTAGATTCTATTATTCCAGAGTTAGTTTTATATATTGTAAAATCTGCCATATTACTGAGTGTTATCTATAAATACATATAGTGATTGATAGGTGCTTCTAAGTTGTCCAGTCCATCTTAAACGCCATGAAACAGTGCTTTGACTAGTTGACATGCCAGATATTGATCCGCTATAGACAATTACATAAGTTCTAAAAGTACCTGCTCCAAATGCTATTGATTGAATACCGCCTGCTGCTTGCACATAATTTGATCCATTAATGCTGTATTCAAGAAATCCACCAGAACAATCTCCGTAAACTCCAGATAATATAGCTCTGTATTTTGCTCCATTTCTAACGCTACCAATTGCCAGAGCTAAATACGTTCCTGTTGATGTTGTTTGTGTACTAAAATTAGTGCTTGCTCTTTGAAATACACTACCAAAAACTTCTAATGGAAAACTGCTCCCAGTTTGTGAAATAATTGTTGAGCTTACATTTGCAAACTTCTTAACAGCCAAAGTATCTACATTTATCCTTGCTGAATCTAATGAGCCAGCAGTAATTTTAGTAGCATTTAAATTATCTATTTTTGCATTAGTTATTTGAGCATCACCAATTTTTGCAGTAGTTATCTGGGCATCACCAATTTTTGCAGTTTCTACTGCACCATTAGCAAGTTGGTTTGTATCAACGCCAGCGCTTTTAATAATTAAATTTCCATTACCATCTGTATCAATAGTGACATCATCAATTTTTATTCTATTTGCATTCAAATCACCAGTCGTAATATTGCTGGCATTTAAATTAGTAACTGCAACGTTGGTTGCATTTAAAGTTCCGGTAGTAATGTTATTTGCAGATATAACTCCAAATACACCAGAAGCAGAGGTTAAAGTGCCTGCTGTTATTCTTGACGCATCAATAGCTCTGGCAACAATTTTTACTGCTGTTATTGAGTTTGCTGCAATACTGTCTTGGTTTACAGCATCAGTAGCAATAAGCGCATTATTAATAGCATCATCAACAATCTTAGCTCTTGTTATCGCATCATCTTTAATTATTAAATTACCGCCAACATATTGAAACATTGATGTATTAATATTATTAGCTGTTAGCGTTCCTGTAATTGTTGCGCTAGTGGCAACCAAACCTCCATTCATTGCAACTTTAAATGGGGCTGATCCAAAACTAGCGTTGCCCAGATATATACCATTAGCATCAGCTTTAAATATATTGTTACCAGAGCCAATTGCAATGCTTGTTGATATAGTTCCAGTAGAAGCTGAAATGTCTCCAGCAACTAATAGGTTAGTTCCATCAAATCTTAAATATTTACTTGCTGAACCTATGTTTAATTTAGTAGTGCCGCCATCATTTCCTAACCATAATCCGGTTGTGGAATTATCGGTATATCCTGACTTCCCTTGCTTAACAGCCATGCCATTTGCAGTTCCTAAATTTAGCTCACCTGTATTTATTTTTGCAGCAGATAAGTCATTAACTTTTACATTAGTTACAGACCCATTTCCAAGTTTATCTGTAACAATTGCTGCATTTTTTATGTCTGGCGTACCTGTAGGAGCATCACCAATAGTAAAGGTCAATGTTGCTGCAGATGATTCAACGCCTGTAGTATTTAAAGCAGTAACACTAGCAACATAATTAGCATCTACTGGCAAGAAGTTAAGATCACAATTATTAACATCAACAATTCTATTTATTTGCTGGTTACCAGCAGCATCTTTAACGTTAATCCTCCATTGATAATAAGGATAATCAGAAGGTAAAGCCCATGCCAAAAAAGGCCTGCCAGTATTTGAATCATCTGTATCTGTAAAGGCTAAACTTGTTGGAGCTTTTACTGCATAGGCGCTTGGTATGTTTGCCAGAGCTTCTACTGCTTCTTGAGGTGGTACTGTCCAAGTATAGACGTCAAAATATTCAAGCATTGAAATAGATACCAGCCCATTTGGTTGCAGTTGTATTGCTTCAACAATAAATATTTTTCCCCCAAAGCCAAGAGGTGCATAAGTAAGGTCAACAATATCACCACAATTTAACTTGTACATTTCTGGCGTTCCTAAGAACTGTATAGATGTTTGATGCCTGCTTCTAGTCAAAATTGTTTTAGCATGGTTATATGCTATATATGCAGAAGTTGTATAAGGAAATTCTGCTTTTACCTCTAAGACCTCACCACCATCATCACTAGTAAAATCATTAGAATCAGTTGTTGCTTCATGGTAAACAGTAGCAGTATCTAACTCATAACTTTTATTTGCATTAAAAAATTCAACTATAACTTTATTAGCCTTTTTATCTTTGTTTCCATAATCAACGCTAATCCCTGAATCAGCAATAATATGATTGTCATTAATGCTAAAAGTTGAACTGCCTGTATCTTCTATTTGTAACTCATATTTGCCATCAACATAGGTAAATATCCCACGCATATTAGCTAACAGTTCTTTTGAATTTTCCATCACATTCTTATTACAATCAATATAAGCATTACAATGAAACCTTTTTACTTTAACTTCTGAAGTACCGGACTGGCTGCTATAATTAGAGGATAGAGTTCCATCAAAGAAAACAAGGTATTCAGCATTTTCATCAAAAAATTGATCTCTTTGCAAGGCTGTTATTTCCGCCCCATCAATAACGCCATTTCCATTTGTGTCATATAAATCAATTAAATCCCCAACCTTATTTTGCCACCATAAGATATTGGCTGCCCCTCCAAGAACTTTAATAAAATTATCGCCGCTTGATCCAGACCAAGTAAGAGCCTTTGGGTCTCCATTAAAATATGGGCTATTAACTTCAGTATCAGCCTTATTAGCTGCTGTGCTAAATGTAGCCATGTTAATTTGAGAAGTTGCTAGGCCTTTGCCATAATCGTTGTTTTGAATCAGATCAAGGAAACACAAAGCTGGGTTAGAACTCCAAGCAGTTGAATTATCCCTGGGATCAAATACTTTTTTTCCCTTTACTTGAACTGTTAATTGCGGAACTGACCTAAATTGCCCTTTGCTGTCATAAATATAAGAAGCTGCAATGTAAGCAACTCCATTTAATTTATGTGCTGTAGTCCATTTACTACCAATGGAAGCTCTTAGCATTGGGTCTGCTGCTTGCGAAGCTGCTCCATGATGTAAATTCATAACGTACCTGTAACCGCCAAGTGCCGGATTAGTACCGAAAGAACCAGCAGACAAATCAACTGATCCTGAGTTTTGGTTTGCTGTACATAATGAACCATTGCCAGATGATATTTTATCTGTACCTATATAGCCGCCATTTCTAAATTGTTTAGAATCTCTTAAAGAGTTACCGCTAAGTTCGATTGTTTGCCCCATTATTTCTTCACAAGAGCCAACTGATAAAGCGTATACAACGTATAAATGAGTAGATGCATTTCCAGCGGTGTCCATATAAACTATTTGCGCGCCAACCCTTCTAGTTCCATATACTACTGGTATTTTTCCACCAGCAGCAGTCTTGTTCGCCATAATGTCTTGACCTTTGCCAAGCATATCTCTTGCTTGCATAAAGCCTTTTACGCCAGCTACTACAGTTAAAACTTTAATTGCAGTAATTGCTATTTGTGCAGCTTTACTTCCAGCAATCCAAGCTCCTACCTTTGCAAAAAAAGTTGTGGTTGTGACTCCGGCAACTCCACTCATATTAAGAACCCCATCTCACGTCATTTTTAGTTTGGGTAGCAAACTCCATGCCTTTATCTCCAGAGCTAAATCCTTCTTGAGATTCTTCGCTGAAATGCCTCCCCTTCGTCAAATTCCAGTTAGCCCAATGAGAAGCAACAGACATTGATATATTTGATGAATCTATAGTTTCTGAAATAGATACGTTCCTAATTCTTCCAGAAAAGTAATTTATTGCGCCAACTATTGCATCATTCAAATCAAAGTATGCAATATAAATCTCAACCCTCTTATCAGTAAAAGAACCATCCTGAACTAAAGCCCTGATTTGATCAGTAACATTGGAAAAACCTAAATTTACTTCATTAATTTCAAGAAGCCCTGTTTCTGTAACTGAATCAACTGATACGAATGATCCACCGGCTTCATAAGCTTCAGAATTAAATGTAACGTTAGAATACCAATCAGTTAACCTAATGGTTGATGATAATTGCAATTCTACTAAAAAGGCTGTTTTTGTTGTTCTTCCACTAACTTGTGCTTGTAAAGCTGTTGATAAGGTTCTTGGCATTAGATGGACTCTCTAACATCAAACGATATTGAATAAAAACCAGAAGCATCTGTGGCATACATAATCTCATCAGATTCTAAATAAACTGTAAATTGTGGTTTATTAACTACAACTGCTGAATTGTTTGCTATAGCTTTTACCAAACTAGGAGATATTAAAACTGTCAATTGACCAGATGAATTAGCATCTATATCTGCTTGCACCATATAAACTTTTGTATGACCTGCGAACTTAATAAGATCACCAGCTTTTAAAGCTCCAGATTGGTTTGCTGTAAACCCATCCAAAGCTATAGAGCCATCACCAATAGCTTGCACGCCATTAGCTAATATATCTGTTTCTGATTTAGCAGCTCCTAGATTATCCAGAGGTGCTGCAATTGTAAAATCCTCAAAACTTCCTTTTTGTTTTTGTAAAAATGCAAAATATGCTTGCCCATTTTCTTGGGTCATTGGTGGCATTTTAACTGTAAAGCTAAAATATTGTCCGCCTACTAATCTTGCAGATTTTTTACCTGATAAAGTTTGGTTAAGTATCGTTGGCTGATTATCTTTAAACTGCAAAGACCTAAAATTTATTGTTGTTGGGTATTGACCGGACATTAGATAACCCCCATTTTGCCTTGACTGTTCATGGCATTATTTATAATTGATGTTAATAAACCTTTTCTTGATTGCAATAATTGATCAAAACCAACTGCATCAACTGCTGATATATTAAAATTTATTGTTGGAGATGACTGAGACTGACCTTGATTGCTTATATTTTCATTAGTTATAATTTGACCAGATGAATTTGGTACAAACATTTCCGCGCCCCTTTCACCAACTAGGTATGGAGTTCCACCGCTTACAGCTCCACCATCTGCCCTTCCGTCAAATAAATCCCCAAAACTGCCAAAGAATCCTGTGAATGAATTTTTTAAAGGAGCTAAAATTGCTTCTTGTATGGCAATTCTAATAAGCTGCTCAATCACAAAATTGGAAAAGTCTTTAAATTCTAATTTTCCTTTTTTCAATGAATTTACAATTGAATTTTCAAACTTTTTCATTGAGCTAACAGCAGCCTTTCCAAGTCTTTCGTCAACAGTTCCTAATGCAGTCTGAAAACCATCTAGGGCTGCTGCAATGGTTTCGAAGCTAGTTTTTGTGCTAGTTTCATTAGCTTTATTTATTCTCATTATCTTTTCTCTTAGCTGCTCTCTAAGTGCCATTTCTTCTGTAAGCATTGCAAATAACTCTAGCTGCTGCTCTCTTGTTAAATCTTGATTTAAGCTAAATGTATTTCTCATTGCGTCAATTAATACAGTTGAATTAGCAAAAGCCTGATTAATCTCGTCTAATGTCTGCACAACTGGATCAGCCTCTATTAAGCCCAATCCCTCTGCAACTTGGAAATATGCTGCTGCAATATCAATAATCTTAGCTCTCATTGGAGTTAAAATTTTTCTATTTAACCTATTCATCATGTCATTGAAGGCTTCGGCGTTTCTTATTGTTTCATCAGTAAATACGCCTGATGCGGACTCAGCTAACTCATCCATAGCTACAGAGCCATCTTTAATTAGGTTAGCCATTGTTATACCAACTTTTGCACCAAATACTTGAGCTAATAAGGCATTTCTTTTAAATGGCTCTTGTATAGAGTCAAGGGTTACAAAAAATTCTTTAAATAAAACTTCTGATTTTTTTGTTTTACCAGAAGCATCTTTTATAGATATGCCCATGTTTTCAAAAGCCTGCTTTGCTAGACCTGTACCCATGCCAGCTTCACCAACTCCCTTAGAAAAAAACCTAAGAGCTTTATTGAATTGCTCTGTTTCTATGCCTGCTTGTTGAGCTGCAAATTGATATTTTTGCAAGAAGTCTGTACTAACTCCAATAGCATCAGCAGTTTTACCAATACTATCAGCCAAAACAAGCGACTCATTGCCAAACTGGACTATAGCCCTGATAGCAAAAGCACCAGCAAAAGCACCAGCAAGCTTCTTCATTGCCTGTTGGGTTTTGCCAATGTTTCTATCAACGCCTTTAAATCCCTTTTTGGTATTATCTTTCGCTGAGATTCTTAATTTATAATCAGTTGCCATTTTTCATTTGCCTGTTTTTTTCTTCTAAATATGCCATCCATCCAGTAAATTCGGATAAGGACATTTTCTGTTCTAACTCGCTTACAGTACAATGCAGCAATTCCGCTAAAAAATACTTTGCAAATAAGTCCTTATCCTCTGCTACTTTTTTGCTTGTTCTTCTACTGTTGGCGTTGTCATTATTTCAGTCGCTACCCTTGCTAAAACATCCTTATCAACATTGTTCATTAATGCGTTTTTATCTGATAGATCAAATACTTTTTCACCATCAGAATCTAAGGCCTTATGTATTAAGCAATATGCCATCAACGCAACATCATCATCTTTTGCAAATCTTTGCAATTTAGACATTTCTGCTAATGTTAATGGCTTTGCATATACCTTTAGAATTTCATCTCCATCACTCCATTCAGGAATCTCTATCTCTTTTATTTCCAACCCATCAAAATGGGCTTTAGCCTTATCAATTATTTTCATACTTATACTGTTGCTGTACTTAAAGCACCAGTTCCCTGAACTGATATAGATGCTTCAACCATTCCATCAAATGAGCCAGTAATAGTTTTACCTGTTACCAATGCGGTACCACTGTAAAAAGTGTCACCCGATGCCGCGCCCTCTGGAAAAAATACCAAAGTTACTGATGCGCCTACTGCCAATGCTACCTGTCCGTTTGAATCAGTCTCATCCCAGAAGCAGTCTACACTTCCGCTAAAACTAGTAAGAGAAGGCAAATATGTTCTTGCAGCATCTCCCATTTTTGTAGTCTCAAGCGTATCTGCGGATTCTTCTAAAGAGTAAGATTTCACTTCAGCTACAGTTGCACTTCCAACTTTTACTAAACCTTCACTTCCTTTATGTGTTGCCATTCTTTATTCCTCGTTTTTTTTACTTTGTTTTGAAGAAGATTTAATTGGGGCTGCTTCTTCTTTCCAACCCTTTTCTTTTAGATACGCCAGTTTGTGTTCTGGTGCATCAATAGAATCTATGCCATTTGGACTAATCATTTTCATAATATTCCCTCGTTAAACTGCCACGTCTGGAGCTTGCTCTTTGACGTAATAGTTAGTTAAAAAATTCAATGTTGCGTATGCCAAAGGCGTTTCACCTTCTGCATTAAAATCAATCTCAGTTGATTCCAGATAACAATCTTTAGCCAATCCATTTAAAGTAGGGTCTGCTGCAATTGCTATTTCTACCTCTTTGGCTGATGTGTCTATAGTGTCATCAAAATTACTAGTAGCTTTAACGTAAATCTCAACAGCAACAGTTAAATTTCTGCTTGATAATCTGTTAGTACCTATAACCTCTGGCATTGAGTCCTCTGACTTGGTGTAAACCAATAAAGCTGGCGTTCCGCCTGTAGCTAATGGATAAACCCTTGATTCATAAACTCTATTCCCAGTAGTTGTTAAATTATTAAGAGTAGTTGCTATTTGCTCTCTTATTTGATTTCTTACATGCTTTGCCATTAGATTTTCTGAAGCTCCAAAGCACTAAAGCCAGTTCTGTCACTTTGTATATTTACAACAGTAAAATTAGCTGCTGGACTTAAAATATTGCCCTCAACATCTTTAATAGCTGAAACTTGTAAGGTGTTTCCATGCGCAATACTCGGCACGTCTATTGATCTGCAATATGCAACCGGCTTAGTTGCTTCTATAGAAACTTCCAATCCGTCTTGCTCTACATATTCATTATTTAAAATAATGTTTATAGTTGTTTGTGCGTTTCCGCTATTGGTATAAATCGCCTGTACACCATGCCCAAAATTGATATCCAAATATGAAGCCATATCTGATTCAGTTTCCATTAAATACTCAGACATGATTATTGAATTGCCAGGACAAGTTCAACCATTCCAACGTTATCAGGTTGAGCATTAACAACCACAAAATCTGTAGCTGGGGTTAATGTAGAGCCATTGTTTGTAGTGATTGCGTTGACTGTTAACTTATCATCAATGGATATATAAGGAACGTCTGAAGCCTTTACAAAAGCTTTAGGTTGATATCCTTCAACCGCAATTGACCTGCCTTCAATGGAGAAATAATCTTGGTCAATAATAATATTAATATTAGTAGCGTTTCCAGAGTCAATATCAAACCAAGTATCAATCAAACCTAATCTTTGATCCCACAAAGAGTTCTGGACTTCAAAAAAGGTAGCAGTTACTCCGCCAATCTGGGGATTTACATAACTATTAAAATCTCTGCTACTTTCTAAAGGCATGACTACTTATCTGATCTCTTTTTTGGAGATTTAACTGATTTATTATCTAAAGGTTTGTCTTTGTGGCTTACATCCTCTGCACAATGACTTGTAATAAATTGTTTGGCTTCAGCAGCAGTTACATCTACTACGTCACCTTCGTATCTGGTAACACCTCTAACGTGTGTCGTTTTTAAAATTCTAATTTCCATAATTTTTTCCTAAAAAAGGGTGACCAATTAAGGCCACCCAGAACAACAATACTAGTTAAGCTAATATGTCTTTAATAACCCCAAATCCGTCATCATGTCTTAGACCAACGTCTAAGTCTTGGAAGAACGCAAGACGTGTTCCACCAGATGTAGATAGAGAAGAAGTATCAACTACAACATCAACACCAGACCAGAAGCCAAGCATGACATTAGAGAAATCTCCAAATATAGCAGCAGAACAATTAGCGCCAGAGTTACCTTTTACAAGGTTGCTTGGTACTAAAGTAGTTGAAGATACGTCATAACCTAGAATTGAATTAACAGCTTCCATTATGAAGTTACCTTCAGCTCCGCCAGCTTGCTTAGAGATAGTTCTAAGAGCAGCAACAACTTTTGGGTTAGTTAAAAATGCTGGATTACCACCCATAGCATTAGACGTGTCTACTGCTTTGATTAGTTCAACAATTTTTGCATAAGTAACAGCTAAACCATTAGTTCCCATAGCAACAACATTACCAGAAGCAACGTTAGGTATGATTCCAGATGGCTCATTTGTAGCCCCACCTTGAATAGCAACTTGGTCAATTTTTCTAGCAAACTGAGAAATGATGTCATTTCTTAATACTGCTTCTACTGAAGGATCAGACTGAAGCATTAGTTTTCTAGAACAATCTACAAATGAAGCCAAAGTTTTTGGTGTCATAGTCACTTGCTCGAATACTGCTGCGCCTTCTGTAGGAGCTGCACCTTCTGCAACAAAAGCTGTATTAGTTGTTTGAGCTGATAACTTAGGAATTGCAACGTTGCCTTTTAGACCTGTCATAACTCTAGCACCTAACTCACCAATGCTTAATTTAGCGTATAAAGCTGAAATAAACTGGTCTGCAAGATGATCTGTACCAACTAAGAATCCACCAGCACTATTTGGTGTAACTTTTTGGTCTCTTTGTCCCCAATTAAGATCTGAAGGCATGTAAAAACCTCTAGCTTCTTTACCAGTTCTTTGAGCAATTTCTTCTGAAAGTTCTCTTTCATAACCAGCTTTAGACCAATCACCAGTAGAACTAGCGTTGATTGCTTTGATTAAAGAGTATTCACTTCTTTCATTTTCGTTTAGACCTAGAACTGCTGGTGCAACTTCTAAAGGCTTATCATTAGCAATTGTGTCTAATAATGATCCTCTAAACTGTTCAACAGTTTGTCCACTTTGAATAGCACTATCAGCCAAATCTCTTTGGTTATGGTGCTTACCTAATGCTTGAATTTCTCTCACATTTTTTTGCATTTCTGCTTTAGCAGATTCAGTCGCTTCACTTCTGATAGCGTTTGTATCTATTTTATTTTCTGTTTCCATTTTAATTTCCTTAAAATTTAATTCTTTTTTATCTTTAGAACGTCCAACGCCTACTTGAAATGAATTATCCGCACCAATTGCCACGCTGCTAACCTCCATTGGAGTCCAGCTCATAGCTCTATAATGCTCACCATTTTTTTCGTCTGTCATACGTTCCATTTTATTAATTCTGTAGCCAACTGAAATGTTCTGTCTTATTCCATCAACTACATCTTGAAATATCTCTGAAGCTAGTTCACTTCTCCCAAAGCGAAGTACAGCAGTTGTCCTTTTTGCTGTTTCATCAATTTCAAAACTTTCCACCTTGCCTATAACTTGAGACATATCATGCTCAAGCAATAAAGGACTTCTTCCAGATTCCATAAAATCCATATCTATAGATTGTCTGCTGTGATCTAAAACCTCTAATCCAAATGAACGTTCCACGCCTTGTTCTGAGCTGACTCCAACCCTTACAGTTCGCTTTTCTTCATCTATATAAGAAGCTCTGGACAAATCCATTGTTCTGTAAGCAATCTCACTAGAACTTGACCTATCTTCATCACCTTCAACTTCAACAGCCATTTCTTCTGGTTCAGTTTCTACGACTTCTTCAGATTCAGTTTGCACTTCATCTATTTCAGTTGTTTCAACTTCATCAGTTTCAGAAATGGTGTTTTCAATATTAATATCATCCATTTCATTTTCCTCGCTAGTTGTTATTAAATCATTTGGCATAAGTGTTACCCTCTCCCACCAGTTAATTGAGTAACCCCACAATTAGGTAATTGTTTCCCATACGCCCTAACTTTCATCATCTTCACCTTCTATCTCGGCTGGTACTGGTGCTTTATTGCCGAAAGGTTGATAAGCACTAGTAATTCCATACTGGGCCATAAGGTCTTTTTCTTTTTGGTGCATTTCCATTAGTTCTTCTGCATCCCTGCCCTGAGAAGCTGCAATATCAGAATATGTAGTAATGCCATTTTGTAAGCCTACAACTGAAGCCTGTATTTCTTTAAGGGGGTCAATCCAAGACCATTCTCTAGCAATGTAATTAGTTGCATCAAAGAATTTATCAAATTTAGCTATGGGCAAGTTAATTGCTCCGGTTGATATAGACATTTCAAGCCATTTTTTAAATATTGGCTCAACCATGTGATCTATCATTAGTTGTTGTGATATTTGGTATGCTGCTCTGTCCTCCAAAGCTCCCTGGCGGATTGAAGAATAATTTACGCTTGATAAATCATTAGATAAAGAATGGTAAGAAATATTTAAACCAGAGGATATTGATCTTAAAACTGACTTAGTAAAAGAATCAAATGCACTTGAAGGGTGATTGGGATCAAAGCTTTTGAAGTCCATGCCTGCTGGTAGTTGTTCAAACGTTCCTGCGGTGGCGTTCATAACTGGAGCATATCCGCCTTCCTCACCATCACCAACATAACTATTACCATCTGGGCTGGTAAAGAACCCCATCTTGCTACTACCAACTCTTGCAGCAACTATTTCTGCTTCAAGATAGCCATTTAGCATCTTAATATTGGCCATTGCTGTTGATATAGGTGATACGCCCCTAGTCTGCTCTGGTCTATTACATAAGAAAATATGTAACAGTTCATCTGCCGGTACTCTAATATGTTTTCTTACGTTTGAATATAAAGTGTCATATGGATGATCTTTAAATAAATAATATGCAACAGGCTTATCAAAGTCATTGACTTCTACGCCCATCTTTATCTTGTTGCCATTAGAAGCGGTGTCATTATATTCTTCGTCCAGATGGTCTGCTTCATAGAAGCGGATCATGTAGCCAAATTTATTTGTATTTGTTTGGATGTGCTGTATTAATACTTCGCCATCCCTATAAAGAGTTTCTACAAATAGCTTTTGAGCATCTAAAAAGCTCATTCTGCCATTAGAAACGCAAACGCCTTTTTTACACCATTGCTTAAATGCTGTTTCAATTTGCTTATTGGCGTTCATGTCTAAAGTGCCATTATCATCTCTAGCTTTAGAGCTTATTCTAATTCCTGACTTTCCAACCACGTTTGAAATCATTAAGTTTAAATATCTTGAAACGTATGAGTCATTTCTAGCCAGCTCTCTGGCTCTTGCTCTTAATATTCTTATATTTGGTTGAATATCTGAATCAGCACTTGCTGAAGTAGATGAAAAATCTGCAAATAAACGCCCTGTATTAGCGCCCTGAAAGGTTCTTTGTTTTAAGCTGATTGTTTTTTCTTGCTTTCTTCTTCTTAAAATATTGTTATACCATGCCATTAGAACTGCACCCCAATAGTGTTACCAGAAGGATTGCCATTTTTAACCCTTGCCAGCTTTACTTCCTTTAGCCATTCAACTTTATATCTGTCTCTAAATGTTAAAAGCTCGTCTATAGACATTCTGGAAAGTGATCTACCGGCAATGCTCATACTTGACTGATCCATGTTTGCACGTCCTTCAACAACTGCTTCTATAGAATCTAGAACAATCTTTACATGCGACCTAAGGCCATCATCAACGATAGTTACATATCCTTCATTAACAATAGCTGAAACTGAAGCAGCATTAGTAACAATGGCTGTCCATTTGTAATCACCTGCTGTTTGTGAAGAAGTGCTTGCCAGGGCAAATAAATATTCATTATTAGCCTCAGTTGCATTAACAATAAATGAAGCAGCAGTAGAGCCACTAATTAAATGAAATTTGTATTTTAAAGAATATAAAGATACTGGGTAATCATTTGAAAGATCAGTTCTTTTCCATGCCCAATAATCGCCCTTTTGTAAAAAG